TCATCTATTAATCGTGAAGAATGTGCAATTACTGACTTTTCTCTGAAATATTCCTCTAATTTAGCTATAACCAATGGTCTTGTTTTTGATGTAGTACTAAAACCAGGTACCATTTGTCTGTCTGAGTTTCTGTATCTATTTGTTACTTGTCTAGCAACATCTACATATTGTAAATCTTTTGAAGTATAAAATAAATTATCGTATTGTCTATCGATTACTTGTTGAATTGCCGCCCAACCAATACTTGAATTTTCAATCACAAGTAGTGCGTTGTTGTATTCTTGGGCAACATTCATACATAAATTACCAAAATCTTTGGTAGAAATTTTTCCTCTGTATTCCGCTACTTGTTCCATATTATCCACATCAATCACATGGAAAGCTGAAAAGTCTTGTCCATCTCCTCTTGCGACATCAGCGGCTAATACATAATCTTTTGTATAATTTGGTGACTTCCAAACCCAAAGATTACTATCAAAACCTCTTTTTTCCAATGGTTCTTCTATATATGAGGTTTTATACTCCTCTAATATTCTTGGGTCAACAACTCCTTGACCTGAAGTGATGAAGTCACAATCACACTCTTGTGCGGCTTCCGAAGGACCTAAGAGTTTGTCTTGTTCATCTCTCCATTCTTGTTCTCGTTCAGGATGGACAGTCCAATGAAGTCTTATCATGTTCCAATCATTACTACCTTCCTCTGCTCCAACCCATGTTCTATGAAACCAATTACCTACACCATTAGGTGTGGAGAGTGCGATACATTGTCCACCAGTAGATAGAGTACTTTGTGCAGCAGTCCATATTGTATCAATCTTATCGATGAATGCTGCCTCATCAATTACCAATAAAGATAGTGCCTCTGAACGACCTGCGTCTTCGGTACTTGATATCGCCTTTACTTGTGAACCATTCGAGTATCTAAGTGAGAGTTTGTTGTCCTCAACACACTTTGACCTTACCCAACTCGGTAGGTTAGCATGCATGACTCGTATTTTTGTTACTAAATTTTTTGCAGTATCTTGTTTTGTAGCAATTACCAATATGTTTTTATCTGTTTGAAATGTCATCATCCATAATGCGTAACCTGCGGTCAATGTTGAGATTCCCAACTGACGAGCCTTCAGTATAATATTGTAATTATTTTCTTTGAAATCTTTTAAGGAAGCTTCTTGAAATGGATAGAGTGCAAATGGTACTTTACCTTGTAGTGGATGTTGAATTACAGCATACTTTTTTAGGAAGTATACAGGATCAACAGCACACTTTAGGTATTCTTTTTTAATTACTTCTTTGATTTTTTTATCAGACATTTATCTCAAGACATATATGACACCAGTACTACCGATTGCTACTTTTTTAACTCCAATCGGATAAAGTGTACCTGCCACTAATGCATCAGCATCAATTGTTCCACCTGCTGAACAATGAATGACAACATTAGACTTATTTTCTACAAGAAATGCTCGTCCTTCATTTGAACCACTAAATGCCACAGTTGTACTTGAAGCTACTTTTTGGGCGTGATTATAATCACCGAGATTACCTCTGATTGTTGGAGGTGTTCTATCGACTATTCCCATTTATTTTCTCCTATATATATGTATATAATTATTACTATTTTGAAAACTTACGAAGGAACTTTACTGCATCATCTACATCTTCGTTATCAAATACTTCTACCATCTTATTAATTTCATTTTTGGTTCTTGTAAGTTTTCTTTTAGCGTTTGCTACGACCTTTTTACTAATTCTTTTTCTTGACAACAATTTATCCAAATCTTTTTGTAATTGTTCTTTTTCTTGTTTTTGTTTCTCTATTATTTCTTTTAACTTAACAATTTCATCAGGTTTCTTGTGAAAAAGTGATTTAATCCAATCAATAATCATACTATTATCTCCATCATTTTTTTGTATTTTGTTTTATGTGGTTGGTCGAAGTCACTATCTTTTGGTTCTTCATATTGTGCGTAATCATCTTTATCACGAGTAACCTTTTCTTCTACCTTCACAAGTCTGAAATTGACTACTTTTCTCCCATTTATAGTAGGCATCCCATGTTCATCTTTACTGATTTCCTTTACTTTAATTCTTTTATTTTTGAATTTACCACCTAATATGGTATCTCCAACTTTTACATCTATGGTTATTGCCATTAGTCCTCTCTCCAACTTATCATTAAATTTTGACCATCGAGTTTTTCGGTAACATTATCTTCACGACTTAATTTACCACCTAATCCATTCTCAATAATCTTTTTTAAATCACCGAATGTTAAATCTTTATCATCAAACGGATGAGCCATATGTCCATATGCACCACCCTCGTTCAGTAGTTCTCTCACCACCACTTCATCCCACCATTCTTTTGTTAACGGACTATGTTTATCTTTCATATTCATAAATATTAAATCTCTATACTTTCGAGTTCTTCTTGAGTCTCTTGTTCCATCTTATCAAACTCCTGTAAAGCCTCATCTGCCATCTTCTCAATTTGTTCAGTATTTTGACTCCACCTTTCTGTTTCTAATTCGAGCTCTTGTACACCAACTGATTCATGAACTTCAATTGGTTTAGATGCTTCATTACGCCAATCTTGTACACCTTCTTTTTGTTCTTTTATCCAAGCTAGTTTATTATTCAAAACCTTCTGCCTTTCCCAATTTTCAAATGTACCTTTTGCCCTTAGTTTAGATTCAAATTTGACTTGACAATCAAAACAATGACCATATAATCTGTACATCTTATCATCTAAATGACTTTTCATTGTCTTGCTACAGGCTGGACAGAACCAAGGTGTTCGAGCACCAGCAAGAGCGTCGGAACGACTCAAAGACTTTTCCCTCTCATCTTTGATTTTCTCTTCTCTTTTTTTCTTTTCGTCCAAATCTTCCATTTGAACATAAATCTTTTTCTCTACTTTATCACCACGAGCAACCCTTTTGATATTTTCTATCTGTCTTGCCCGTTCTCGATGATTACTCGATAATATACTATCACTCATAACCTACTCCTAAAATGTCATTAGACCTGTAATTTGGTTTATTGGTGCAAATGCTCCAGTAAATTTGTATGTTTTACCCTTATACTTAAAAACAATTCCTTCACTTGGAACTATAGCATCTAATCCACCAATAGCATTTAATCGGTCTAATTGTATTTTTAATCTATTTAATTTTTTCAAATCTTTTTTACTTCTCACATCTTTTATTGCGGCATCAAGTCTTATTTTGATTCCTTGTACCGCGTTGTCGGGTGATGCTGCCAACCAACCACTTACATTCTTCATTATTTCCGCACCAACATCAAAGAATAGTATTTCAAATGGTTTCATATTATCTTTAACCATTCTAGCATGGTCTTGTTTATCTGTGGTCAATACCCAATCTAAAAACTTTGGTTGGTTTTTAAAATCTTTTCTTATCTGTGGTATCTTATAACTCTTATCAAAGAATGCCCATCTCTTAGTCAAGTTCTTTAATTTCGTGGCTGGGATTGTAAACCCAAATTGTTTTGCTGCGTTATATATAAATTCTTCCCAATAACTTTGATGATATTTAGCCAATGTGTCGTTATCTTTTAAACCATATTCCTTCTGTAATTTATTCAATCTACCCAAGTATTGTCTTTTCTTTTTACCAAAGTTTTGTGTTTTAGGTACTGTTAAAAAGTTTGGTTTTCCGATATTGTATTTTTTCTGTACATTTTGATTAACTTGTTTAATCATACCAGCTAACATTCTAGCACTACCTTTAACTTCACCCACTACATTTCCATCATCATCGTATTCAAGTGCTCCATGAAATACTATTTCAGCTTTATCATAATCAATAACATTAGCTGACTTAGGCCACATAACTTCTAAGTTCATGAAAGCCTTACCATTCATAAAAATTTTATTTCTTTGTTTTACACTCAAAGCTTTTATCGCTCTTTGTAAGTCTTCCATGGCAAAAACGAAAGCGTCTGATATATCACCACGACCTTTGAACTTTGATTTCATACCTTTTAAGTCAAGTGCCGTCTCACCTTTGTTTC